CCTTGAGATGAGAGATAAGGGTTATCTGTAAGTCTAGCAGGTATAAACCTACGTTTGAATAGTGGCTGTCCTGCTCTGCTGTGTCCTGCAGGATATTTGAGTTCTTCTCCACTTTCGATGTCTGTTGCATTAAATGCCTTGTTGTATGGTGCAGGGTCTATAAACATCTTCTTGACCCAGTGATGCCCCCTACCTCCGGGGTTCGTGGTTGCTCTCATATACACAGGTAGGTCAGGTGATGTAGATCGTAAACGTGATCTCATATAGTTCCAAGCAAATGGTGTTGCCCACTGTGTAAGTTCGTCAAAGCCTATCCAACTAAAAGCCAAACCTTGATATCGTAGCACATCATCATCTCTATCTAGGTAAGACATCCACAGTCTTGCACCTGACGGAGCAACCCACTGCATCTTTCTCTCTGACCACTTAATGCCTTTCCATATCTTTGGATATAGTTCTTGGCTCTTAAATATAAGCTCTCGTAGTTCCTCAGTGGTGTGACGCAAGAGCAACCCACTAAATTCAGGGTGTCCCATATAACGCAAAGGATCTGCCAACATAGCGTAACTTTTGCCGCCACCTGCAGATCCACCATATAAAACTTCTCTTTCGTTAGCTGCCAAGAACTCTGTTTGTGGTCCTTCATTTGGTTTGAACACAACATTATGTGTTTCCTGTACAGCAAAATTTTCACGTACTTCAGGTGGTGGCTGTTTCTCCACTACTTTCGTTTCTTGCACCTGTTCTGCTTTCTTCGATTTGCTCGGCTTTTTGGATCGCTTTTTGGGCATAGTCTGCCCATCTGCGTAAGCTGAAAGCTTTGTTCTTCCGTCTTTTTTCATTCTTTAATCGTTTCATTAATCCTACATGAGATATATGTCTGCCACTATTTTTAGTTAGCCATAGTGCTACTTCTCTGTAGGAGTATTGTTTAACTAGAGATTTTGCTTTGTGTAATAAATCTAGTTCTTGTTTTATAGGCAACAGCATACTATCATCTGCTGAGTCTAACTCATATCCAAACGGAACTGTTCTAGCTATTCTTGGTATGGGTAGCCACTCTGTTTCGTCATGTAGGTCAAGTGGTTGAGGGAGTTTCCATTTCCCTAGTTCTCTATTTGCCATCTGCCTTTTTCTTTGTTCTTCTTGTTCTTCTCTTTTTTCGTGTGTACTTCTTACCTGTAGCAGAGGTTGCTCCCATAACTCGTGCTAACTCAGCACTTGCTTTGTTTATCTCTTTGTCATAGTCTGCTGTTCCCACTCTACTAGTTGGCTTAAACTCAGCAAACTTTTTCATTGCTGCCTTTTGTTTTGCTGTTACTTTACCTTTTGTTTTTCCTAGATTGTATACAGTCTTTGTAGGTGTTCCTGTTTTAGCTAAATCGTCTATCTCTTTTTTAGTAGCAGTTTTTGTTGTTGTAGTCTTCTTCTTACGTGTTTTACTAGTTGTAGTTTTAGTGGGAAGCTTAGTGGTTGTTGTAGGTGCTACTGTAGCTTTACCTTTATCTCTCTGTTCTATCTCTGGTTTTATTCTATATACAGTTTTAACGTGAGGATTGTTTGGATTCTTTTTTCTAAATGCTTTTACTTGCATCTTAGCTTCAGCCGCTAGTCCTCTAATCTTTGCCTGTGCTTTATACAAAGCTTCTGTATCAGCCTTGCTCATTTTTGATAGACCTCTAGCTATATCTGATCTAGCCTGATCTCCTACACCTGATAGTTTCTTCAGTCCTTTCTGTGATCCCTTTTTACTTACCCCTTTTAAAAATTTAAATACCATAGAACTACTCCTCTTTATTCTTAGGTGGCATTAGCATTACACCACCTGATGTTTCTACCTGAACTTTTTCAGTTTTAATTAAACCACTTCTATCTAGTAGCTCTTTGGCTGCAGACATCTTATCACGTATACCTAGCTCTGTTGGATCATACAAACCATTCACAACAGCCATCGCTGCCTTTGGAGCATTACGTGCCATGTACATCTGAGTAGCTTCAAGGATCTCTTCTTTTAATCCAGTAGTAACTTGAGAGGGACTAACACCCTTTGCATATCCTGCAAGCTTTATTGCTTCTCCTATATCTCCATTTGCACCATCGAATAGCACATCTAAAAACTTTTGTTGTTTCTCTGTAAGCTGTCTCATGTCAGCATCTCCACCGTCTTCTAGCTTGTCGTAATCTACTATTTGGATCTTTCGCAGCCTTTGGAAACTTTTTCATTTGTCCTGCACTTCTAGCACAAAAAGATTTTCTTCTTGCTGCTCGTTTACCTTTTGGGTTTTTCTCTGTTACTGCTGTTTGTAATTTAGATCCGGGATTTCTTCTTCTATACTTTGCAACTCCTTTGGCAGTCATACCTGCACCTGACTTAGTGGGACGCTTGTCACCACTTTTAATAGACATTCCTTTCATGGAATCTCTTTTTGTTTTGCGTACCTTTGATGACATATTGTTAGTTCAATTCAAAATGAGGACCATCAATAAATGGAGTCCTGCCAGATTTACGTCTTACATCAATGTAATTGTTCATAGCATCTTGCATTGGTCTTTCCCACTCAGCTATATTATCTATTGTCCACGCTGCTCCCCAACGTATTTTAGCTCCAGTTTCTTTCGCTGCAGCTTTCATTGCATCTGCTATATCATCGTACATCACGATGTCCCAACTTGGGTCACTACCATCATACGCCATTAAATCGACAGCGTGTGAGTATCCATCTTCCTGCACAAGGTGTTTGGATTTCATAGTCTGTGATCTCCCTGCTTCATATAATCTTTTTTGCTCTGCAAGAGAACGAACCCCATAGATCACACCAAAGTCCACTTTGCTCAGTTCAATGGCACGTTTAACTGTATCCACCATTGTAGGATGTACACCTTCTAACTTATTTAAACTTCTTCCCGATAACTTGTACATTTATCTAGTTCCCTTTTTCTTTTTAATAGTGTGAGCAAGAAAGCCATTAACACTTCCCCCACGCTTAAACTTAAAATTAAACTTTGCTTTCAGAGCATCTTCAGCACGTTTGATTCCAAACTCCTCTAAGAAGCCCCCTATCTCTGCACCACTCTTGTAGTTCTTATCACGTAGTCTAGCTCTTAAACTTTTCAGTGTAGTAACCAGATCTCTAAGTTGATCCTCGTTCATGTCCATGTAACTTCCGTATTGTTCGGGAGACACAGAACCACGTTTGTTTGAACCTAGTACATCTAGTATTTCATTCTCTACTTCATCTATTCTAAACTTTAGTTCTTTTTCAGGATCAACTCGTCTTACAGTTTTCTCTTCTTTAATCTCTGTTCTAGTTTCAAGCTTCTGATCCTGCTTCTTTCTTTCTGCAGCTTCTCTGGCTTCTTTATTTTTCTTTCGGGTCATTGCAGCTTTAACTGCAGCTTTTAATCTGGGCATTATTTTTTCCTCATATTAAAAAATTTACCTGCAGATCGTGTGGCAAAGCTTGCACTTACAATAGCTCCTAACGCTATCTGATACCACTGGGGCATACCTGCAAGTGCAGTAAACCCATCTGCTACTATTGCCCTACCCCATTCACCACAGAAGCTCAGTACTAGAGGAATGCTAAACAAAAGTGTAAGCCATTCATCTTTCCACGAGGACTGTGATGCCCTCATAGCAGCTAAGTCCCAATCTATCTCACCTGTTGCTTCTTTCATACGAATGGTAGCTTCAGCTTTTTGTATAGCTGTTTTACCTTCTATGTAAGAAGACGCTAAACTAGATACAGAACTTAATATTGTACCTAGCATTATACGCAGTCACAATCATCGTGGCATTTTTTGTTCCACAATGCACACCACAATCTTTTAAAATACTTTCTCATCGTTCTTCCCTCTCCATTCTTTTGGGTTC